TCCAGCCTGCGCATCACAATTACATCTCCTCTTAGAACCAAATTTTCATCCGCTGCACTAGACAAAACTACAAGACTTGCTGCGCAAGTCTATCGATTTCACTTCGTTCATCGATTCGAGCGAAGCGAGTTAATATCATCCAGATTGATTGGTCACACTTTGCCCGCATAGGGCAAAAAGGTGTCATCATCCGAGTCGACTCAGTCACTTAGCGTTACAACATTACAGAGGCGGTTGTCCGGTACCTCGAGTTGCGTCTTTATCACAACGGCGGGCCTGTATCCATACGCTAACATCGATACAAACCGTGTGCTATCACTAGCACGTCTTTTCAGCCTTGAATCCTTTTCAAACAACTAAATCGCGGCATTGGCGATCTTCATCCTTGCGGGTAGTAGTTGAGTGCTCACTAGCGCGGTGAGGCTTCCGTCCCTGTGATCCGTGATCCAGGTCTAGGGCACCCGATGTTGGCCGGTGCTAGCCTTGACTGCTTAATTTTTAGAAAACCAATTTATTTTCTTTGATAAACTTTAGTATTGCATTTTTATATTCTATATGTTGTTTAGGGCCCGGATGTAAATGATCTGTACCATGATCTATATAAGTCTCGTAGAGAGCAGAATCTTTATATTCTATATTATAATGTATTTGCACAAAATTTGGTTGAGATTTTAGATACCCTAAAAGAGAGTAATTATCATTCATCAATCCAACTAATAATAATGTAGAATTGATTTTACTGCAATAGTTGATTACCTGTTGTATAGAGTAAAAATGATGATAAAATGTCTGATCAGACCAGAGCGTATCTATACTAATTATTTTATGATACCCGGGATAGGTATCGTAGGAGGTTACCATAACACCTTTCAGCAATTCGTGTTCGTGGACGTATGTTATGCGAGACCATCCAGTTATGCCCCATACAACCAAATCTCCAGATTTGATATCAGATCTGAGTATTTGATCAGCTGCCCATCCAATTGATGATCCGGGTCTAGATAAAAAACTACACGGAATGCCTAGTTCATTCTCTAGCAAGGATCCATATCTTTCTTGAGTCTCGACACCTACCCCGTGAGTGATGCTACATCCAACCGCCCACATTTGTTTACTGCTGGTTTTTCTTTTATCTCTTAGCACAATTGGATCAATTTGGCCCGGAGTAAAGGAAGTTAGGCCTATTACTTTTACAGAGTCCGGGAGGAGGAGTAATAAAATTTCCGTGAGACCTTGGATACTATCGGCCGGAGATTTGATATCTATTGTTTTGTTATCGCTCCAGGTATCAGGCGGAACATAAAAAATAATATCTGCTTGTTTTAGGATATTGTATACTGTCACTAAATCCTTTGGTAAATCTCCCAATGAGGTATAAACTGTATTGATCGAGTCTTGTGATACTTGTGCAAGTTGATCTAAATTGTCTCGGTCTAATAGCCATGCAGATGGATCATGAAGTTTGGCTTTGATGCCAACAGATTCATGCACGTCACCTAAAAAAATAGTTAATTTTGATCTCAATTAGTTCTCTCGTAATTTGTTTTTGATGTGTGAGCCATGTACCCGAACCTGTATGTAACCATTATAGTATTCGTTTGATTCAAGTACTTTGCGGAGAAATTGTTCTTGAGCCTCTCTATAACTGCATTCAGCCTTGCTTCTGCAGTAATACAAGATCTCGCGTTGAAAGTTTTTTTTGCCTAGTTGATCAATGTCTTTGAGTAGTTCTGGCGAAGAACTGTAATAATCTCGCCAATCTGATTCAATTTTTCCCTTGATTTTTTTCTTTCGTTTTTTGCCGTTTTTGAGTTTGACTGTTTTGTAAGTTGTTTTTTTGAATTTGGCTAGTTTTTTGCCAATATATTTCCTGCCGGTCAGTTTATTTGTGATCAAATAAACAAAACCAACACAATCTTCGGGTAATTCTGTGATTTCTTGTAATTCGTAAAACCATGTCATTCACTATAGTTTATCATCGAGATTGATTCCACTACAATTTTTCTCTTATCAATTTGTCAGCCACCCCACTGCATATTCATCATCGACTAAATGCTGGCTGCATTTTTGTTCGCATTCAACCCATGTTTTGGAAGGATTGCGGAATCCTTGGCTACACTTTAACCACAATGGGTCGGACATAATCTCTTCAAAAGACCTATTGTGTAGATTCATCTTTTCACGATACTTGGCAAAAAAACTATCTTTCCATAGTATTGTCTTGGTAGAACCCGATAGACTGTGATAAGGAAAACTAGTCCAACTACAAGGAAAAATAACCCCTTCGGCATTGACATATAATCCTCGATTTCCAATTTCGCACAGTGGCACTATGGGAGAGTCGGCGTAGTTTTTTTTGATCTCCAAGAACATTTTGCGATTGTGATCCAAATATTCTTGGTTAAGCGGACTCCTACTACTGATGTTGACTAGTTCTCTTTCATAACGATGACTGGAACTTATGAATTCTTTTCTGGGTTCTAGGTCATCGTTTCGTCCGCCGTAGACATCCCCGTACTTGCTTCCAAACTTAGTGCTTTTGGTTATTTGTAGTGCATCCATGCCTAACACCTTGGCCTGATCCATTATTTGAAGCAATCGATCTTGGTTGAAAGAGAAAACGATCACTGCCCAATTCAGGAATATTTTTTGATTGTGCTGTCGGATTGTTTTGATACCATTGATAATGCTGTTAAAATTACTGTTGATGCGGTATAGATTGTTTGACTTGTTGTCATAACCATCGATGCTGAAGTTTATGGTATCATATTCATTTAGTACCAATGCTAATTCTGTCCACCATTCAGGTTTCTTATAACTGCCATTGGTTATGGTAAAAATGTGTATTTTAGGATTGATGTTTTTTATGTAGCGACAGATTTCTATGTATTCTTTACAGTAGATAGGGTCTCCTACATCACCACACATGGTAACACGTTTGACATGATTTTTTAACATGTCTTCTGTAAAAAATTTTTTTATAAAATCTAATGTCATGCTTTTATTCAACCACGGAGTGTCCGGGTGTTCAATTCGCGGACATCTAGGACATTTTACAGTACAGATCGAACTGGGCTCAAGATGCCAATGATAAAACTGCCAGTTTATAGCCATAGGTCCACTCTTTTAATTGACGAATCTTCTACAAACCAAACAATTTTTTTTGCTAATTGATCTGGTGAAAATTTAACACAATCATGATGTGCGACCATCGCGGTGTCGAATGGACCCGGATTTACAATTAACAAGCGACAATCAGCGTTGATAAGCATTTGATCGTGGGTGAGTTGCAAAGATATTTTACTTATCTTGTAGGGAAAATAGTCATTGTTGTTGTCTAATCCGGGATAACTGATGATGCGACTACCTACTGAAACAATGGTCTTGGTTGGATCATTCTTCCAATTTTTATAAAAAAATTCAAGCACTGCTACTTGTCCATGATACTCGTACGCACAATTAAAGACTATATCATACCCCAAGAAAACATGCCCCCAGGTATCTATGTTTTTTATATCATGCCCAGTTGAACGAGATACACAATCAACCTGGTGAGATTGATAACACTCGGCTAAGGATTTGGCCAATCCGTCAGTTCCTGTAATCAAAATTTTCATTTATTACGTCATTTCAACTTCTGTAGAGTATGACGTGAATCCTCCCTCTTTGATCACTTTGAGTATATTCTCTACACGACCTGCCAGTTCATCTCTGTGGCTCACAAGCCAAATACTCTTGTGGCGCTCACGGCTCATCTTTTTCAGCAAGGCCAAGCTGTTTTCTACACCTTGGATGTCCATGCCCGAATCAATCAACTCATCGATAAACAACACATTGATAGGATGATACAGGCTTTCCCAAACATCACGGAACGCCCAACTCATGCTCAGTATCAAACGATTTCTTTCGCCCCGTGATAGATTGTCAAAATCAAGATCTCGTCCCAGCTCCTGGATTTCTACAGTGAGATCGTTTAGAAATATCACTGAGTGTGGCAAGCCAATGCGGTCTAGATAATAAGTCAATCGTTGGTTAAGATAGCTTAGGTTTTGTTCGATGATCTTTTTGCGTATAAACGAGTCTTTGTTGGTCAACAATTTGAGCAAAAAGTCTTGGTGTTCTTGCAGGCGGGTAAGTTCATTTAAAGTATCGTAACTCACTGTCTGCAAGGCTTGTCCGGTCATTTCTTCAATTTGTTCACCATAGGGATCAGATTCTTTAGTTTTGACCTCCAACTGTTGTTGTAGATTGGTTACGTTGGCACGATGTTGTATGGCATCTTCTTCCTGATCATAGAACATGCGCGGCGGTTTGCCTAACGTGCCCAAGGCTGTGTGGGCTGTCTCTATGTCCAACAGCAATCGTGAATGTTCTTCGCTGGCTGTTCTTGATGTTGCAAGTTCTGCTTGCTTTGCTTTTAAGACTTGTTGGTGCTTGATGTCGTGGAATGCCTGTCCACAAGTATGGCAGGTATGGCGTTCAAGAGTTGCAATTTCTTTGCCGAGCTTTTCAAGGATTTTCGTTTCTCGGTCAAGATCAAGTTTCGTGCGGGAGATTTGTCCAGCCAAATCATTGATGTTTTTGCGCTTTTGATCCCATGCTCGATGTTCGCGATGTGCTGATATTTCTGCCTCGATGTCAATTTTCTGTAGTTCTTCCAAGGCTGTTTGGAGCCTAGAGATCTCTTCTGCATGTTTGGTGGTCCATAAAGTCTGTCTACGGAGTAAACTTTCTATCTGTTCTTGTATGCGACGGTTGGCTTCTTGTACTGCTCGTATGCGCATTTCTTCTTGCAATATTGATTCTTTGGTATTCCGGTTCAGTTCTTTGATGTGTTCGGCCCGCTCACTCAGCAATGTAATGCCCAACAGTTGTTCAATGATCACACGCTGATCGTTGGCCTTTAAATTTAAAAATGGTTCTGTGTAAGTGTTTAAGGCCACCACATGTCGGAACATGTCATGTGTCATGCCCATGATCGATTCTATGGCATCCTGTGTCTCACGACTGTCTCCCTGTGAATTGTCATCGGCAGCCTGTTCTTCGTTGTTGACGTAGAATTTGAGCAGGTTGGGTTTACGACCACGTTCAATCTTATAGTCTTGGCCGTTGATGTGGAAGTCCAATGAAACCAACATGTTTTTGCCATTGGTCTTGTTGATGAGGTTATCACGACGGATGTTGGTCAAGGCTTGGCCATACAGGGCATAGCTCAAGGCGTTAATAATAGTGGTCTTGCCCGTGCCATTGCGGCTGCCGTCACCACCAAGATCTAAATTCTCTCCTAACACTAGAGTGAGATCCTGCCGATCAAAGTTGATAGCCTGCGTGGCATTGCCCACACTCATGAAGTTGCGTACTGTTAGGTCTCGTATTTGGATCATGACGTTCCTATTGAGATTGCATCAGTGTGTAAGATAAAAAATTGCCAAATGCACGAATTAGAATACACTAAGTCAATCATACAGATCCTGGAACTCCGGAAAAACCGTTAGGAACGATTCGTTACGATGTGAGTCGAGTACTCGGGTCCTATGGGCAAAATCTGTCAATGCAAAGGTCCAATCATTGTTCATCATCCATTGTAACACATCTTGCCACTGATCTGCAAGACCGGTTCCTGCCCAACACTGGATGTGTGTTTGAATGGTATCACTGAGACGGAGTTTATGGTGCAGCGGCAACACAGCAGGGCTGAGGAAATTAGGGGAAGTCAAGACTTGAACCTTCAAATCATCTACACCGAACAACCCTTGAGCTATCCAGGTGTTTTGTAGATAGATTAGATTTTCTATGGTCAAACAGCTCACGGTAGAGGCGATCTGCAGTTTC